ATTATTGGAATAGACTGTCAATTAGATAGGGCAGATATTGATGATTATAGTAGAGTAAAATTATTACAATTTACAATAGGTCATAATTCAGATGAAGAATTAATTAAATTTGCAAATGAAAATATTGATATAGACTTATTTATAGACGACGGGGCACATACTATGAAGGACCAACAAATTGTTCTTGGTAAAGTTTTCAAAAGTATCAGAAGTGGAGGAATCTTTGTTTTAGAAGATTTACATACAAGTGTTAGTGTTGCAAATGACCCAAATTCAATATGGGGTAAGCAAGGTCAGACCACAACTTTAGATATGTTGGAAGAATTCAATAGAACCGGTAAAATAGTGTCTGATTTTCTAACCGAAGAAGAGTCTAAGTATTTAGAGGAAACTATCGAATCTTGTCGTATTTACAAATTACAACCTCATTGGAGTTTCACTTCTATAATAACAAAAAAATAAAGTGATAATAATTACTATAGGGAGACCATTTTATTATGATAGTTATAGTATACCACGCTTATTTAGTTAACAATTGGAAGGAAGTTGTCAAAGAACAGATTAGTAGAGTTGTAGAATTTGGGTTGTATGACGCATGTGACCTTTTTTATATGACTGTGAACAAGGACGAAACTCCGGAAGAAGAGTTAATAGAATTTTTAAAAGATTATAAAAAAATTAATTTCGAATTTTCTGAGTCAAATCTTGCGGAATATTTAGGTATAAGTAAAGTCAAAGAAATTGGGGAATCTTATGATGATGCTAAGATTTTTTATTTTCACACCAAAGGGGTTAGCAACAATTGGAAAGATTACAAAACTAAACAAATATCACACGAAAAAATTGAGAATATAAAACTTTGGAAAGAGGCTTTAGAATATTTTGTTATCGATAAATGGAGAGAATGCGTTAATTTATTAGATGATTATGATACTGTTGGTTTGACTTGTAATGGCGGATGGTATTGGGGAAATTTCTGGTGGACAAAATCTCAACATGTTCGTAAGACAAAAAAAGTAGAAGCTTGGTGGGATAGATGGGCATTCGAAGCTTGGATAAACTATGGGGTAGAAAACCCCAAGAACTATGAGTTCTATCATGTAGGGTTTTCTGTTTATCTTACTAAGTTATTACCTTCACTATATAAGGGCGAGTTATCTAAATACAAAGGTCAAAAATTAATAATAAAAAGAGCCACTTACGGAACTCCATCTTTTGAAATTAACGAAGGTTATAGTGAAACCCCCCTCAATGTTGTAAATGATGTAACTGAAATTGTTAAGAAATTTGTTGACGATAATGGTGGTACTAAATTAAAATTCTACGTAGATAGTGCTTTGTTAGGTGGAGACCCTATTTGGGGTTATCGCAAAGTTGTAATTGTGGAATTACACCCAGAATCCAATCCCGATGATGTTTACATATTTGGTGAAATTGAAGGAAGTGTAATTGATTTTGAGTTTTAATATTTAGGTTTTTCAGAATATCTATTATTTTTTTTTCATGACGAATAACATAACTATTGTCACCGGACTATGGGATTTAGGTAGAGGTGACCTACAAGGATGGGCTAAAAGAGATTTTGAGCACTACAAAGATAGATTTTTTGAAATGTTAGAGACCGACATACCCATGTGTGTCTGGGTACCTTCGGAATTGGAAGGTGATGTATTGAGGATTAGAGGAGAAAAACCGACTAAGATTTTCATAAAAAACGTTAAGGATTTCGAAACATGGAATCCCTTTTTTGCTCAAATACAACAAATTAGAAATAACCCAAGCTGGAAAAATTTTGCCGGATGGTTATCTGAATCACCACAAGGGTCTTTAGAATATTATAACGCAATGATGTTCACAAAAATGTTTATGCTGAACGACTCCGCCGTTGTAAATCCTTTCGACACTGATTATTTTTTTTGGATTGATGGCGGTTTAACCAATACCGTTAATAAGGGATACTTTTCACACGACAAAGTTTTAGACAACTTAGAAAATTATAGTCTAAAACACGAAGATAAATTTACTTTTTTATCGTACCCATACGACGCAAATGATGAAATACATGGGTTCGAGAGAAAGGCTATGGCACGATATTGTGAAACTGATTTTGTAAACTACGTTTGTAGGGGTGGGTTCTTCGGTGGAAAAAAGGAGTTGGTTCACCAATTTAATGCCTTATACTACAATTTACTCGAATCCTCCCTTCGTGAAGGTTTAATGGGGGCTGACGAGTGTATTTTCACAATATTAGCACATAAACATTCAAGATTAGTCAATAGATTTGAGCTTACAGGTAATGGATTAGTTTGGCCATTTTTTGAGGAGTTGAAAGAATATACATCCGAAAAATTAGTAAATGACTCAAGTCTTCTAAATCCTAATAATACCGCTTTATATGTAATAACTTTTAATAGTCCAAAACAATTTGAAACTCTTATAAAATCGATGATTGCATATGATGAAGACTATATCTCGAAACCTAAACTTAAGATACTTTTAAATAACTCAACTAATTTAGAGACAAACGAAAGATATCAGGAATTATGTGATGAATATGGATTCACTCATATAAAAAAGGATAATATCGGTATTTGTGGAGGCAGACAGTGGATTGCGGAACACTTTGAAACAACTAATTTAGATTATTATTTGTTCTTTGAAGATGATATGTTTTTTTACCCTACCCAAGGAAGTCCATGTAAAAATGGATTTAACAGATTTGTGCCAAACCTATATAAGAAATCATTAGATATCATAAAAAAAGAAAATTTTGATTTTCTGAAACTAAATTACAGTGAGTTTTTTGGCGATAACGGTACTCAATGGTCTTGGTATAATGTACCTCAGGATAAGAGAGAGCTCTACTGGCCAAATAAAAAAACTTTACCAAAAATAGGATTAGACCCTGATGCACCAAAGACCGTATATAATAATATTTTGAGCCATCAAGGAGTCCCTTATACCAAAGGGGAAATATACTATTGTAACTGGCCACAAATCGTTAGTAAACCGGGTAACAAAAAAATGTTTTTAGTTACTAAATGGGAACATCCTTACGAACAGACGTGGATGAGTTATATGTATGATTTGACAAAAAAAGGAGAATTGAATCCAGGTCTATTACTAATAACACCAACTGAACACGACAGGTTTGACCATTACGATAGGGGGTTGCGTAAAGAATCATAACAATATATTTATTGTTATGGAATTTTTTATTAAAAAGAATGCATCTCTTCCAATTTTAAAAATGCAAGTCGTTAAAGATGGAAGGTCTGGGTACCAACAACTAATGGAGGATTTAGAAGTATCTTCAATATACTTCTCTATGGTAGACACAACAAATGGGATACCTAAAATAATTGATGCTCCTTGTGGCATTGTACCAATATACCTACCTGCCGGAGCACCTCCTGAATATTATATTTATTTCCAATTTAATTCGAGAGATACTAATACCGTTGGCAGATATAAAGGTGAGTTTTTAATTAAGAATGACGAAGGAAATTTAATTCTGCCTTTAAGAGAAGAGATTTATATAAATGTCCAAGACAGTTTTTCTGCTATCGACCCTTGTTGTTAATTTGATTCGTTAAAATAGTTTTTTATATTTAATTTGGAAGACAAACTTCACTATGAGTGGAAGCAAATAAGTCACCCAAAAAAATATAATATGATATCTAACGAAGAAATTGAATCGTTTCTGCACGGAAACGACCCCGAAGAATTTATTGTTGCAATCGAATTCGATTACGCGTCTAACTCCATCTACAAAATCAAAGAAATTCCTGGTAAAGGAAAAGAAATCAGAAAAGACACTTTCATTCCATTCGCATGGGTTGGTGACTTAAAAGGTCTCAAGTTTTACAACGATTCCAAAGCCGCTCAAAAAGAGGCCATGACCAAATATGGAATTATGATTGAGAAACTTGAAACCTCAGGAAATGAAAGATTAGAGAGAGGAATGACTTTCATGGTTAAATCTCTCAAAGGTTATAGAGAACTAATTCAGTTCTTCAGGGACGGAGGATGTGACCCATGGGGTGATAAAACAAAAGATAAAATTACAATTCTTCCACCCGTAGAGCAATACCTCATATCAAAAGAGAAAAGATTATTTAAGGGTTTCGAAGACTATAATCAAGTAACAAGACTTGTGTATGACTTGGAGACAACATCTTTGGAACCTAAAGATGGTCGTATATTCATGATTGGAATTAAGACAAACAAGGGATACCACAAAGTTATTGAGTGTATGGATGAGTCTCAAGAGAGGGGTGCAATTATAGAGTTTTTTAATATAATAGATGAGATAAAACCAAGTATTATTGGTGGATATAACTCTGCAAACTTCGACTGGCATTGGATTTTCGAAAGATGTTCTATACTAAAAATTGACCCAAGAAAAGTTTGTAAGTCCCTACATCCGCAACATTCTTTCACAAGAAAAGATAGTATGCTGAAATTGGCAAATGAAGTGGAGTCTTATGTTCAAACTTCAATATGGGGTTATAATGTTATTGATATTATTCATGCGGTAAGAAGAGCTCAAGCGATTAATTCAAGTATCAAATCTGCGGGTTTGAAATATATTACCAAGTATATTAATGCTGAAGCTGCTGACCGTGTATATATCGACCATTTAGATATTGGGAAAATGTATGTTAATAAAGAAGAATTTTGGCTAAACACACAAAATGGTAATTATAGAAAAGTTGGTGTTGACCCTAAGATTGACGAAATCTGTGAAAAAAGAAATGATGTTTATATCAAAACTACGGGAGATAATCTTGTAGAAAGATACCTTGATGATGACTTGGAGGAAACCTTAAAGGTTGACCAAGAGTTCAATCAAGGCTCGTTCCTACTGGCAGCTATGATTCCAACAACCTATGAGAGAGTGTCGACTATGGGTACCGCAACTTTGTGGAAGATGTTGATGTTAGCTTGGTCATACAAACATAAATTGGCAATCCCTGCGAAACAAGACAAGACAGACTTCGTAGGAGGTCTTTCTCGACTACTTAAGGTCGGTTATAGTAAGAATGTACTTAAGCTCGACTTCTCGTCTCTATACCCCTCCATTCAACTTGTACACGATGTTTTTCCTGATTGTGATGTAACAGGTGCAATGAAAGGGATGTTAAAGTGGTTCCGTGATACTCGTATCAAATACAAGCAATTATCAGAACAGTATTATGAAACTGATAAGAAAAAGTCAGAGTCATATGGTAATAAACAACTACCGATTAAAATTTTTATCAACTCGATGTTCGGTGCATTATCTGCCCCTCAGGTTTTTGCTTGGGGAGACATGTATATGGGAGAACAGATTACTTGTACAGGTAGACAATATCTTCGTCAGATGATTAAGTTCTTTATGTCCAAAGGATATACCCCTCTTGTGATGGATACGGATGGTGTGAACTTTTCTAGTCCTGATGGAGTTGAAAACAGAAAATACGTCGGCCGTGGATTAAATTGGAAAGTAAAGTTAGGTAAAGAATATACAGGTCCTGAAGCAGATGTTGCAGAATATAATGATATATTCATGAGAGGTGAGATGGCACTTGATACGGATGGAGTTTGGCCATCATGTATTAATTTGGCTCGTAAGAACTATGCTGTAATGGACGCAAAGGGTAAGATTAAACTAACAGGTAACAGTATCAAATCGAAAAAACTTCCAATATACATCGAGGAGTTTTTGGATAAGGGTATAAAAATGTTACTCGAGGGTGATGGTAAATCTTTTGTCGAATATTACTACGAGTATCTTCAAAAGATATATGATAAAAAAATTCCTCTGTCCAAGATTGCACAAAGAGCAAAAGTAAAATTAACTCTTGATGACTATAAGAAAAGATTAACCACTAAAACGAAGGCCGGTAATAGTATGTCTCGTATGGCTCATATGGAACTGGCGATAAAAGAAAATTTAAATGTGAACTTGGGTGATGTTATCATGTATGTAAATAATGGCACAAAGGCATCACAAGGAGATGTTCAGAAGATGACCGCGAAACAAATTAAAGATACCAACGCAATTCTGTTACATGAAAACCCTAGAGCAAAGCCAATCACTGAAGGTGTTATGGTTAATTGCTATATGTTAAACTCTAATATACTTGAGACCAACCCAGAATTGACTGGCGATTATAATGTACCAAGAGCGATAACAACCTTCAATAAACGTATTGAACCTCTCCTTGTGGTATTTAAACAAGAAATAAGAGATACTATGTTGGTTGATAATCCGGAAGACAGGGGTATTTTTACAACTTCACAATGTGAATTGATTAATGGACAACCTTTCGAGGAAGGAGACCAAGATAGTTTAGAAGAGGTAATGTCTCTATCTGAGGGTGAAATTAAATACTGGGAAAAGAGAGGTTTAAATTCTGATTATATGTACGAGTTAGCTGAGGAAGGGTGGGAACAGAAAGTGAATTAAATAAAAAAGGAATATGTAAAAAACATATTCCTTTTTTATTACGACTGTTTTAATCCGTCTGAGGATAAAATATACCAATTTCCCCCACAGAATCTGAACTCGACACAGGCACCGTGTCCCATTTCAATTTCATCGAATTCTTCATCTATTCTACCTGCATCAGGTCTTATTATAATATCCGTCAGTGCTTTCACAACAGTATGGTCCGTTGTTCTTGAGTTCAAGATTATTACACTTCTAGGTACCCCTTTTACAATTATACAGTCTTCCCCTTGAGAGGAGTACTCTGATTCTGATACTATCGATACTTCTGAGGTATTAAGTATTCTTCCGTGAATTAGTCTCTGCGATGGTATTGTTTTGATTATTGCCATAAATAATTATATTACATAAATTTGTCTTGGGAAAGCATGATACTTGAGTTGTTTATTTAAATTTTCAGCAATTAATGCTTCCTTTTCCATTTGTTTTTCAGGTCTCAGTCTTTCCAATCTTAATTTAAGTTCCTCTTCAAGTTTTGATTTTTCATCTTTTGCTTCAGTTGATAAACTCTGATAGTCCATTGTGATTTCAGAATCAGGTGTTTTGAGGTTACCAGAATATTTTCCCCTTACTCTAGCTAAAGTTTCTTTGACGTACGCGGTGAACCATCTTCTTACCCACTGTTTTGCAGGGTCGTTTAAATCTGCCCACTCGAGAGTTCCCACAGGGACATCCGTAGGTAGTTTAATTATATCTGGATTCTGTTTTAAACAATCGTTTCTATCTTTTCCTGTTGTATCATAATACCAATACCAAACTTGTTTACCTGCATACATACTGTAGTTTGACCAATTAAATCTACCACCAGGTGTATTATATAGATGAACTAATTTCTTACCGTCAGGTAATCCTGTTATTCTGTAAGTTAAACTACCACCTAATATCCTATTCAAAATATTTGCTTCCTGAGCTCTTAATAGGTAATCAAAACCTGACATCATGAAATATGAACCTTGATATCCAAATTGCGCATAACCGGCTTGGTTAGCACCTAATCCTATACCGTCAAATCCGAAACCTCCACCAACACCACCAAGTCCGAACATTGTCCAAGGTTGGTTACTGAACCATAATAGTTCATTAACTTCTCTTCCCGCAGGAATTTCATACAACTGTGTATTTGCACTAAGTGTAAAATAGTCTTTTTTTAATACCCAAGGACCTGTTGTTTGTAGTCCAACAATTTTAGAATACGAATATTGAAATTGTTGTTCAAAATTCATTGTTCTTGTAATCAATGCATTTGCAACCGATTGGTTGTTCATATCTAAGTTAACAAGGTTAACCCATTGAGATTCGATTAACCAATCCAAAATGTATTGTTGGTAATCTCCAATGGACAATTCCATAAGAGAATCCATCATCTCATCTTCGATTTCAACACTTCTGATTGGTGCACCCAATAAGTGTTTGATTCTAGTATAAATCTGACTTCTTTCTGGTTCTGATATAACTGACATAACTATAAATATGTTAGTTATCTCATTTCATTAATTTTATTCATTATCTCTTCTACGAAGTCTGAATCGTTCAGGTTATCACCCATAACCGTTGCAATAACTTGTTTTTTTGCCATTAAAATATCATAAATTAAACCTTCAATTGTGTTTTCAAATAGAGGATAATAAACCAAAACATTATTTTTTTGACCAATTCTATATGCTCTATCTTCCGCTTGTGAATGGTCTGAAGGGAGGAAAGATAAATCATTCATAATAACCGCTTCCGCAGCTGTCAAAGTGATTCCTACACCAGCGGCTTTGATATTACCAACAAAAACTTTGACTTTATCATTTTCCTGAAATTGGTCTACACTATTTTGTCTTTCTATTTTTGACATTGACCCGTCTATTTTTACCGCTTGTTTTCCGAAATGATTAACAATCTGATTTAGAGAATCGGTAAAATTACAAAATATGATAACTTTTTTATCTTGTTCAATGATATTCTCAGCTATTTCTATTGTCTGTTGAATCTTTTCATTTGCAATGACTTGTCTTACTTTCGTTAGTTTTGTAAACTGTACAGTTAATGATTTTGATTCCTCAGGATTACTTCTATACCATTCAAAATATTCACCCATTAATTCTTCATATGCCTTTGATTTTAGTCTCAGATAAACAGGTGTAATAATTTTATCAGGTAAATCCAAAACGTCCTCTTTCAATCTTCTTAATATCGTACCTGATGTTCTGTCTCTCAGTTCTTCCAAATTTGATGAACCCATAACATTCCAAACTTTTCTATGTCCTACCTTGAATTGATATCCTGCACAATACCTTATCACGTATGCCATCCAATTTTTAGCAACAGGAGAATCGACTAAACTAAGTAAGTTATAGTAGTCAATTGGTCTTGATGTCATAGGAGTACCTGTTAGTAACCATAACCTTTCAATATCTTTGACGATGTCATTTATTAATTTTGTTCTTTGTGCTTGTGCGTTTTTTATATAATGAGCTTCGTCAACAATAACCAAATCGAAGTTTGATTTTAAAATCTGAGAATCCTTTTTCTTTTTAACATCATGAAAATTTTTTATGATGTCGTAGTTAATAATCACGAAATCATGTTCAGTACTAAAGTTTTTACTTTCAGCAATATAAACAGGTCTATCACTATAATTTTCTATTTCTCTCTTCCAGTTTATCTTAAGTGTTGCCGGACAGATAATCAAAATTTTTTTTGCTTTGGTTTCTAAAGCCGCTATAATAGTACTTGTTGTTTTTCCAAGACCCATGTCGTCGGCAAGTATAAACTTTTTATTTTCAACTAACTTTTGAATAGACTCCTTCTGATGCTCCATCGGGGGTCTACTCTTATATTTGGAGTAGTCGATTGTTACGTCTTTTACTGTATTATCTTTAATTAAAGACGCTTTCGGGACCCAAAACTCACTTAGTTCCCCGTCCTGAAAAAACTTACCCCAAACATGATACGCCTTTTCACTTTCCGCTAATAATTTTTCTATCCATATTTTTTCAGGTACTTTCGTTAGTAACTTGTCGTTAGCAAACTTTTGTGCAAAATATGCATCCAAAACAACCCACTTTTTTGCAACTTTTGGAGTTTTGTCATGGTTGTTGATTATGTATTCAGATTGACTTCTTGTTGGATAAAACTTTCTATTTATTTCGGATTTTCTTTTTAATTCTAAAATATAGTTATTCGACCCTTCATATATTTCAAGTATATCTAATGCTTTGGATTCTAAAGTTTGTTCCATAATTATTTAACATCTGTATGTGTTCTCCCGTCGAGCCAATAGCCATCACCACCATAATAAACGAAGATTTCCTCATGCGGGTTTATGTCTTTAGTTGAAAAAAATTCGAAAGTGTGGTTATCAATGTTGGACCTCCAAGATGCGTTTGGTGTGTTTGAGTGGTTGTATAATGAACCATATCCCCAAGTGATAACCTGTTTATCCCAAAAATCTGTCCCTTGAGGCCAATTGAATCTATAATCAATAAATAGAGGACTTGGTGCACCTTTAGGTATTCCTAAATCAAAAATAGGACACTCCTCTATTATTTCCCCCTCAATAATTAAAGTATTTGCAAAAACACCGTATCCGTGAATATTACTTTTAGATATATAAATTTTAGTCGGTGGAAAGATTCTCATCTATTTTTGTGTTAAATATAAATAAAATTAAGTATTTATCAAATATACTATGCAAGAAAAATTAGTTCCAATAACAAGATTAGGTAGATTCTTCGGAGGAGAGGACTATGCCTTAGATATTGACATGGGCCAAGAATGGTTGGAAGGTGACATGAACTTTACTGTTATTCTTTACCGTGTTGATAGATACAAGACAAAAACAGATGACGTGTATGGGGAAGCTCTTTCTGACGGGATTCAATTCTTACCTCCAATAGAATTAAAAGGATTCGTTCAAATTTCAGCACCGACTAACCAAATGATAAGTAAAAGTAGAGTGGAATTGGATGAACCCGGTAACATGAGATTTTCTGTTTATCAGAAGTATCTTGATGATTTACAAGTAGATATCGCTTTTGGAGATTATTTGGGATATTATGAAACTGAATCGAGAGTTAGATATTATAGCGTTTCTAATGACGGTAGGGTTGTTTCAGATAATAAACATACTTATGGGGGATATAGACCATTTTACAGAACTATTATTGCAACCCCTGTTAATCAAAATGAATTCAGAGGTTTATGATTATTTTAATATCAGAGTCACAAAAAGATGTTTTAAAAGATAACATAATTGGCCAGAAAGTTATGGTTTATTATAATCTTCATAAATACACATTCTCTGTTCAGAAAAGTGGAATAGTTGTTTTACATGCGGATTTTATAAAGTTATCTAATGTAGAATTTAGAGTACGTAAAGGAGGTTTGGAAAAGGTAAGAAAGGAGAAGACTAAAAATGTACACGCATTTGTAATCGGTATTTTAGAAGATTATTGTGAGTTTCCTTGTGATGAAATACCTCAAGAACAAGAAGGAGAAATAGTTTCATACAACCCATATAAAAACGATAGTTTTGTAATAAAATCAACACAAGAACCAATATTTCATGGGGATGAAGTAAATATGGTTAATGGTACCAATAAAATTTATTTACTAAAATAAAATGGCGTTCCCTATACAAATAAAAAAATCATTACCGTTAGTTCCCGATAAGACTTTGTTTGCCAGAAGGGAACAACTTAAGGACTATATTAATAAGGATGGTACATATCTTCCTAAATCTGTATTACATGCTGATTTGGATAGGGGTATGTTAGATTTTGTCAAAACAGATTTACAGTTAGTTACTTCAGGGAAGATTGTACCAATGATTGATACAATCATTACAACTCAAAATTGGGCTCAGTTTGCGGAAACTTGGACTTTTGTGGACCAAGATTTCAATCCTCAAGTTCCTTTTATTTCTGTTGTTAGACAACCTGAAGTAAAGTATGGTACAAACCCATCTTTAAGGTGGAATATTCCAAATAGAAAAGAATTCTATTATGCATCAGTTCCTACTTGGAATGGTAACCAAGAAGGCATGGACATTTATAAAATCCCCCAACCTGTTCCTGTGGACATAACTTACAATGTTAGAATTGTTTGTAACAGGATGAGAGAATTGAATCAGTTCAATAAAATTATTCTACAAAAATTTTCTTCAAGGCAAGCATATACTTTTATCAAGGGACAGTATGTCCCGATTGTTATGCAAAGTTTAAGTGATGAAAGTATAACCGATTTGGAAAAGAGAAAGTATTATGTTCAAAACTATGAATTCATCATGCTTGGTTACCTTATCGACGAAGATGAATTCGAGGTTAAACCTGCAATATCAAGAATACTACAAGTAATGGAGGTGGAAGGTTATACACCTGTGGGAAAGAAAAATCAAACGTACCCCAAGAATCCTGATTTATTTACACAAGAATTTTTGTTTGTCACAGGAAACACTGTCTTAAGTGATATTATGGATTATATGGTGAACATGACAGTGGATTCCACAGAAAACGTAACAAGTTATGATGTTTACATCAACAATCAATATTACGGAACGGATGTGAACGAAATCTTAATTAACACAAATGATGTACTGAGGGTTGAGGTTGTTAAGACAGATAACTTACTCGAATCTAAAATACTTTTTACAAACAAGTTACTTTAGTCCTCACCATAGATATCCTTCTTTTCTTTACATTTTTCTAGAATCATTTGTTCCAAAAACTTGTAAATTTTAATACCCTTTTTGTCACAGTATTTTTTTAATACTTTGTGTACATCTTCAGATATTTTAATGTTTTTTATTTTGCTCTCATATAGTTTAGACATAAAAGATAAAAAAGGCAGAATTTATTCATACTAAATACAAATAGATTATGAAAAGTAAAGTTTTTTCATTTGTTCTCTAATATTTATGAATAAAAATAAATCTTTTTAGAAACCAATAAATAATGGCAACAGTACAAACTAATCAGAAAGTGTTTGTTTCTCCAGGTGTTTATACCTCAGAAACAGATTTGTCTTTTGTGGCTCAGAGTGTGGGTGTAACTACACTTGGTTTGGTTGGTGAGACTCTTAAGGGTCCAGCATTCGAACCTATTTTCATAACAAACTACGATGAGTTTCAAGCCTTCTTCGGAGGTTCGGAACCAACAAAATTTGTAAATACACAGATACCAAAATATGAAGCAGCATATATTGCAAAATCATATTTACAGCAGTCCAACCAACTTTTCGTAACAAGAGTTTTAGGTTTGTCTGGTTATGATGCGGGTCCTTCTTGGACTTTGAAAGTAACTGCAAATGTTAACCCTGATACAGTAGGTTTAAATCCTTTAACCGCAACTCCATGGACAATTGATTTTTCTGGTGTTGCTTCAGCAGATACTGTAACTTTGATAGGAACATTACCTGATGAAGTTAATAATCTTTTAAACACGCAGTATAGATTAGGTGACGGAAGCACTTCAACATTCAACGAAGACTTCACAAATATTCTCGATAGTTTTGCAACAACACCATCATCAACAGGTACAACCGCAATTGTTTATGGTTCTATACCTTCAGCGGACTACACAAGTTTATCAGGACTATACACAACTTTGAATAACGTGTTTGGTGTAAATTCTTTAAACTTTTCTGATAATGACTTAGTAGACAGTGATAACTCCGCTTGGATGTATTCTAACTTTGCAAACTATAGTGGAAACGACTATTCAGGTTTTTCTTTTGACTATATTGTTTCTAGTTTTACAACTGGTGCTTCAGACACATACTCAGGTACTTTATCGGGTAATGTTTACACTTATTCAGCTTCTGCTTATTCAGAATATAACAACTTGGTTGTTGCAACATTACGTTCAAGAGGTATTTCTTTGTACGACAGTTCAAACCACGGTCCTCAATACGAGGTTTCTGCAACTACAGATTTGAACATGGTTTGTACAGGTTCTTATTCAGGAGTTTCAACCAATCCATATTCAACATTCTTACTATCAGGTGTAACTAAAGACGGCGATAATTTCTCTTTTGAAACATCACTATCGAGTGTTAGTAGTAAGTTCTTACCTAAAGTATTAGGATTTGATAACTTCGGTAAAGCAAGAAATGAAGTTCCTGTTTTTGTTGAGGAGATTTATCCTGTGGCTTTAGATTATTTGTATGACAAAGGATATATTCGTGGTTTGAGTTGTGATTTGATTGCGTTACCTGCCGCAAGTTCTTACAGTTCAGATTCAATTGCATGGAATTTAGAAAAATACACAACACCACAGTCTCCGTTTATAGTTTCAGAATTGAGAGGTAATAAAGTTTACAAGTTATTCAGATTCATTTCTATCTCTGACGGTACTTCGGCAAACACCGAAATAAAAGTTTCAATTGCAAACATTTCTTTTGCTAATTTATCTTTCGATGTATTAGTTAGAAGTTTCTTTGATACTGACCAAAATCCTGTTGTTATTGAAAAGTACACAAATTGTACTATGGACCCAGCATCTAACAGTTTTGTTGGTAAGAAGATAGGTTCGTTCGATGGGGAGTATCCGTTACTTTCAAAATACATTATGGTAGAAGTTTCAAAAGAAGCTCCAATTGATGCTTTACCTTGTGGATTTTATGGTTATGACCAAAGAATTTATGATACAACAACTAACCCATCTCCTGTTCCAGTATATAAAACAAAATACGATTATCCTGGTGAACCAGTATTTAATCCACCTTTCGGTATTACTGCATATGGTGCTAGTGTTAACGATTCACCAGGTGATAATATTAGAAGAACATATTTAGGTTTCTCCACAACAATCGGTGTTGATGAATCGTTCTTACAATATAAAGGTAAACAAAATCCTTCAGCAGCAACTTGGGGAGTTGCTTACGACTCAACTCCATGGAACTACTTAACACAAGGTTTCCACATGGACTCAGGTGCAACAGTTGTCACTATAGGTTCAGAATATGTAACTAGCGGAACTCCGGCATTCCAATGTGGTGATGCTGATTTTAGAGCAGAACCTGATACTCAAGAAAACCCATACTATTATATCTACTCAAGAAAGTACACTGTATGTTTCGCAGGTGGATTTGACGGATGGGATATCTACAGAGAGTATAGAACAAATGAAGATAGGTATAGACTTGGAGCAGCTGGTTATTTGGCAGGTGCGGCACCATCAACAAGATACCCAACCGCTTCGGGTCAAGGTATGTTTAAAAGAATTGTTGTGGCTAAAAACACACAAGACTTTGCAAACACTGATTACTACGCTTACTTATTGGGTATTCTATCATTCTCTAATCCTGAATCGACAAACATCAATGTTTTCGCAACATCGAGTATCGACTATGTTAATAACAATAGTCTTGTTGAACAAGCGGTTAACATGGTACAATTCTCAAGAGCTGACTCAGTTTATATCGCAACAACACCTGACTACCCAATGTATCAACCAGACTCAACTGACCCTGAATTAATAATTCAACCACAAGAAGCAGTTGATAACTTGGATAATACAGGTATCGATTCAAACTATACGGCAACTTACTATCCATGGATTTTGGTTAGAGATACTGTAAACAATACACAATTATATCTTCCACCAACAGGTGAGGTTTGTAGAAACTTAGCACTTACAGATAACATTGCATTCCCTTGGTTCGCATCAGCGGGTTACACAAGAGGTCTTGTAAATTCTGTTAAAGCAAGAGTTAAACTAACACAAGAAGGTAGAGATATTCTATACCAAGGAAGAATCAACCCAATCGCAACTTTCTCTGATGTTGGAACTGTAATTTGGGGTAATAAAACTCTACAAGTTGCCGACTCAGCACTTAACAGATTGAATGTTAGAAGATTACTACTTCAGGCTCGTAAGTTGATTTCAGCGGTAGCTGTAAGATTGTTGTTCGAACAAAACGACCAAATCGTTAGACAACAGTTCCTGGATAGTGTTAACCCAATCCTTGATTCAATCAGAAGAGACAGAGGTCTTTATGACTTCAGAGTAACAGTTTCTTCTTCACCTGAAGATTTGGATAGAAACACACTTACAGGTAGAATCTACCTAAAACCAACAAAGGCACTTGAATTCATTGAGATTGAGTTCTTGATTACACCAACAGGTGCTTCGTTTGAAAATATCTAACAATAACTTAGATTATATTAAAACCCCTCCATAGTGAGGGGTTTTATTTTATGTAATATTTATTCTACATGAGGTATATTATTTCAGAGTCTAGATTAAATGATGCGATGATTAAACTGTTCAATCAATATATAAATGTTGATGAGATAAAATATTACCATCCAGTCGAAGAGACTGAAGATGGTGATGAGTACGAAGATTTAAACAGAGCTATCTTTTATGTTGGTGATGTTGAACTCGATGACTCTGAAATTTTTAGATATTACAAATGTGATTATTTTGAACCTCAGGCACAAATAAAAACAAGATGTCCTCTTATATCATTAGATTATGACATAATAGACACATTCAATGATTTGTTTGGTGACTTATGGAAAGAACCATTC